ATGGTACAGGTACTGCAACTGCTTATTTTACAAATGAAGATACAGCAATGGTAAACCGCATGGTGCAAGACGTATTGCAAAGACAGCAAGTAGGTGCATCTATGAAGCTTTATATGGATCAAGTATTTACTGGTGGTTCTGTTAGTGACACATTAAGTAGATTTATTGAATTTGAAGCGACTTTAACTGCTGCTGCATTAAATGTTAATCCTGATGATGCACAAACTGTAAGCGTAGAATTTAGACCTGCTGTACAACCTACATTTGATTTTGCTACAACATAGTGGTTGAGATTTAGTAAAAGGATTAGTATACTAAGTAAGAAATATAATTAATTTATGGCATCTACCAAAACTATGCGAGCAATAGATCGTTTGCGTAAAGCTGCTAATTTAGAAGCTACAAAAAAAGAAGTTACTTTATCTGATGGTAATGTTTTTGAAATGTGGGTAACACCTTTGACTTTAGCTGAAAAAGAAAGAGCACAAAAAATGGCAAAATCTGATGATATTAATGAATTTGCCTTGCGTTTGTTGATGACCAAAGCAAAAGATGAAAATGGTCAATCTTTATTTCAAATTGGTGAAATAGATGTTTTAAAAAATGAAGTAAGAGATTCAGATCTTCAATTGTTAATTACAGCAGTGATTACTGAAAAGGAAGAGCCTATTGACCCAAAAGACTAAGTACTGAACTGCGTAAAGATAACTTAATGATGTTGCAGTTTGGTATTGCTAAAGAGTTAGGTATGAGTCTTGCTCAAGTAAGGCAAATGACTTTAGAAGAGATTATTGGTTGGAGTGCATATTTTCAAATACTTAATGAAGATCAAGAAAAAGAAATTAATAAATCTAAGAGACGTATGTAATTTTATCTTTTATAATAAAGTTTAAAGTATGAAATTTAGGCTGTGTCAAAGGTAGATGCCACCATAAATATAAAAGTAACGAATTTAGGTGAGTTAACAAAATTAGAAAAGCGTATAAAAAAAATTCAAGGCAGTGTAAATGTAGGTCAATCTCCAGAAATTAAAGCATTACAACTAGAAAATAAAGAATTAAAAGAAAGAATTGAATTATTAAAACAAGAAAATAGGTTAGAAAATCGTAGAAATCGTGGAGGTTTTGGTAGAGGTGGTAGAACTAGAGCAGGTAGAATTTCACAAAGTGCATTAATAGGTGGTGGTTTTCCTCTGTTATTTGGTGGAGGTCCATTACAAGCACTTGCTGGTGGTTTAGGTGGTGGTTTTGGAGAAGCTATTAGTCCAGGTGGAGGTTTTGCTGGTTCTATTGCTGCTACTGCTGCCGTTTCATCAATACAAAAAGCTACTGATAGTGTTGCAAAATTAGGGCAAGCGATGAATCCATTAACTATGGATTTACAAAGGCTTAGTCAATCAATGGGAATGGTTGGTACTCCAGCAGAAAAATATTTAAAAGTTCTAGAACAAACACAAGGAAAACAGGCTGCCTTTAATGAATCAATGAACAGAATGAGAAAAATAATAGGTGAAGAAGGAGTAAAAGAATTACAAGAGTTTGGTCAAAATATGCGAAATCTTACAAATGGTTTAGCAGAATTTTTTACAAGATTATCCGCTGGATTTGCAAAAGTTCTTAATGATCTTGCAAACAATCCAATAATAAAAGGTATGGCTAGTCCATTAGGAAGAACAAATATTTTAAAGCGAGCAGAATTAAGTCAAGATCCTGCAATGATTGCATTATTAGAGCAAAGAGATGCTTTAACTAGAGGAAAAACTGGTGGTTCTTTAGGAAGAGTTAGACAAAGTGATGCATTTAAAGATATACAAAATCAAATTGTTGGGCTTCAAAAGGCAAATGAAGCTGCACAAAACTTACTTGATACTGAAAATACAAGAAAAGAAACATTAACTGGTTCTATAAAAGGAATTACAGATCAAAATACATTTTTACAAGATCAATTAACTTTAGGAGAACAAGGAGCAAGAATAGAACAAGAAAAATTAAAATTTGCTAAAGCACAAGGTATTGAAGTTAAAGATATTACTGCAAAAGAAGCAGAACGTATTGCAAATGCTGTAAAACTAAATGAAAAATTACAAGAACAAAAAGCAATACAAGACCAAATTAAAAATATATTAGCCACAGGTATGACGAATGCTGTTATGGGATTAATTGAAGGAACTAGAACATTAGGATCAGTATTAGCAGATGTAGCAAAACAACTTGCAAGTATGTTCTTAAACAAAGCATTTATGAGCATATTTGGAAATATGTTTAGTGGTGGAACTGGTGCTGTAAATGATATTCAAATGCCTAGTGCAATTGCTGCACAAGGTGCATTTAGTAGATCTGGTGGATTTAAAGCTTTTCAATATGGTGGTGTTGTAAATCAACCTACACTTGGATTAATGGGTGAAGGTGGTGAATCAGAATACGTCATACCAGCTTCCAAGATGTCTGGTGCGATGGCTAGATATTCAGCAGGTGCTAGAGGTGGTGCTGTTATTCCAGGTGGTAGTCATGAATCTGGCACAGTTGCAGGTTCTTCTGGTAATACAGTTGTTGAATATACAGGACCTACATTAAACTTTAATGGAGATGAATACGTTCCAAAATCTGCTGTGCCTGATATTATTGGTGCTGCCACAAAGCAAGGTGCAATGGCAGGTAAAGCACAAGTTATTGGTACGTTAAAAAATTCTAGAAGTCAACGTGCATCATTAGGATTATGAGCCTTACAACTTTAGTTACTTTCGCAGAAGTTTTTAGTGTAGATATAAATGGCAATAAAAGTACAAAACATTTATTGCAAAATGCCAAAAGAGAACCTTCAGAAGATAGGCAATCTGCAAATAATACAATAGTTTTTAATGGCAGAAATTATCATTATTTACCTTTTATCTATCAAGGTACAACTATTAATAAATCAGGAGATAATATTGAATCTAATTTAATATTAGGGAATCATCCATTAAGTATGGCAAAAGCACAGGAAGCTGTTATTAATAAATATTTTGTAGAAGTAAATGTTTGTATTGTTGATAATAGTAATATTGATAGTGTTACAAATGTTTTAACAACTGACACATGGCTTGCTGCTTCATTATCTTATGATCCAGAAGTTGTAGAAGTTTTATTAAGTAGTGCTATAGATTCTGTAGGTGGAAACGTACCAAGTTTAGTTTTAACAACAGAAGTTGTTGGTAAACTACCTGTAACGAGTGATATTCAAAATAGATGAAGCCACATCAACTTATTGGTTTACCTTATAGACTAGGTGCTGATCCTGTAAAACATCATGCAGCAGATTGTTTATCTTTAGCACGAACAGTTTTAAAACATTATGGTATAAATTCACCAGAACCTACAAGAGATTGGTATAGAAGATTTCGTAAAAAAGATTATAAAATATTCAAGGAAAAACTTGAAAGGTGGGGAAACGAGACAAAACAGTTTAATATAGGTACAGTTGCATTATGTAAATCTAAATATGGATTTGGTCTTGCTGTTTATTATGAGGAAGGATGGATAAACTGCGGAGAATCGGAGGTAAGATGGAGTCCTTTAGACGGCCTGGAGGTCGTAGGGTGTTACTCCCCGCAGAAATCGAATTATGTGAAACAGTAGGTATAACAGAAGAAGAGTATTGGTATTTTGTAGAATTAACACAGGCATATAACGGAAAAAGACCGAAAGAATATGACGAGCTTCCTTATGTAGTAAACATGCCGTTTATTGGCACTGTTGTATCATTTTTAGCAAGTGGAACAGCAGCAGCCAATTTTGTACTTGGAATTATTCTTACAGTTGTTTCTGTTTTATTAGCACCAAAACCTAGAGCACCAAAAACTCCTCCTAGCCTTACAACTGCTGGTCTGACAGGTCCAAAAAGATTTGCTCCACAAACAGGATTTAACTCAGTACAAGAACTTGCAAAACTTGGAGAAATTATACCTTTAATATTTACAAAACAAGAAACTGAAATTAATGGAGATTCTAAAATATATTATGGTGGTGTTCGTGTTAATACAAGACTTTTATGGTCACAAATGTTAAGTCTTGGTTCTGGTCAACAATTAAAAGCTTTGTTTATGATTGGCCTTGGTGATCTTGCATCTAAACCTGATTTTGCAGGTTATGCCATAGGAGATTTATTACTTAAAAATTATATAAATAAAAAGTTGGCTTTATATATTATGACAAATGGTGGTAGACCACAGGAAGGGCCAGAAAAATATTCAGAGGGAACTTTAGAAAGAGAGCATAGTAGACCACAAAAATCTGGTCAGACTCAAGGCCCACCTTTTACAGATATTATTGCTGTTGACTGGGATCAAAATAATGGAGAAACAAATACTATCGTAAGTGGAACAAGAACACCTAATACACAAACACAATTTGGTGTTTATTCACCAATGCCAAATAGTATGCGATATAGAGTTCCTTATGAATTAGTTTTAAAACAAAAAAATTTAAAAGATCAAAACAAAGCAGATATAGACACAAAAAGAAGAAAACTTAGAACAAGCTTTCCAAGATACGCTTCGATTTTAAAATACGATGGAAGTGAAACAGATAGAAATAGTTTTACAGTTGAAAAAAATAAAGATATACAATACACCATCGGAGATATGGATACTGAAACAGAGTTTGGCGAAACCTTTGATCCGTGGGGTGTAGAAGATGTAAAATCTGCTGTTGATGCTTCAAGAGAAGAATCAGATGATGCTATTCAAATAGGTGAATCTTATTTAATAGGATCATCTTTAGCTGTTTGCATCAGCAAAAGCAGACCAATTTGGGCATCAGAACATTATCAGGATTGTGTTTTTAGGGTTGATGAACCTGGCAAAATTGATGTTCGAGGAGGTCAAGCAGGTTTAAAGGGTGCTCATAAAGGTTATGAATTATTAACTATACAAAAATGTGCAATAGGAACTATTAGTAACAGTAAAGCTTGTGATGTAACAGAGATAGGTTTAAAATCAAAAGTTTTCAAACAAGTAACAAGTTTTCCCAATGTAAATAGCCATCCTGGTGCTGTTGGCACGAATACGGTAGATGCTGACACAACAGATGGCGTTGTAAAAAGATACAACGATGACGATGGAAGTATATCTCTCGGTGGAATGAGCAAATATTTAACTAGATATAGTTTTTTTAGATTACAGGCAAGAATAGCAGGTATTAATGAAGCGGATTGGAATTATATAGATGAAGGAATACCTTTTGGTATTAGAGGAAATTCACCTCAACCACAATATAATTTTATAAGAATTAATCATTATAGTAATCCTCGAAAAGAATTTGAATTTAGGTTTATACCTTTTCCTGGCAATTTGGTAAAAGAAGAATTTGTTGATAGAAATAATCCTATTAGAATTTTAAGTGCTTCTGGTGAGTTATTAAGTTATGAAGTAACACCTAATGAACAAAAGTTTGATGTATTTTTTAAAGGATCTGTAGAAAATTTAAGAAGTGGTGATGCTTCAAATACAGAATGGTTTTTAGGTGATTTACCAACTGCAACAGATGGAGGAAAGATTAATAAATTACTAACAAATGCTGATGGTTTTATACCAAGGTCTACAAGATGGATAGAAGTGGATAAAAGAACGCCTACATCAGCACAAATAAGAAGTAGCAATGTAACTGCAAGGATTAGATATAAAGGAAGAACTGGAGGTAGTACTTGGCAATGGGGAAACCAAAAAAATCATCCATATTGGAATGAGTACATTGGTAATAGAAACAGAACAGTAAATGATCCTTTGAAAAAAGGTTCTAGTATCACAGTAGGTGATCCTTACAGTCAACCATATATAGATCGTGATGATGGTTTTAGATATGGAGTTGGAGAGTTTGTTACAGAAATTACAAGAGTTAAAGGTAATCAAGATGGTAAATATTATGGAATGATTAAATATGAGATGAAAGAAGCTGATGTAGATCCAGTTGTTTATACAAATATTGCAACTTTAACAAGCGGAAATGGAACAGGTTTAACTGTTAATCTAAAAGTATATTTAAAAGTAAATTCAAGTGATTACGCTGGTGCTAGATGGGAAATAAATCAAAGAGGTAGTGGTTATAGAGATAGTGACACTATAAGTATTCCAGCCACAGGTGATTTTCCAGGAGTAAATAATATTGATATTGTTACTGATTTTAGTGAGTTTGTATCAGAGCCTTGGCCTGAAGGAAAAAATTTAAATCCTTTTGATGCAGTGACAGACTATTATCAATATGATGCAGAACGCAGTAGTCATCAAGACGCACCAGAACATGAAATAGTTTATGTTAACGAACAGAATAATTTAGGTCGTGATATTCCTTATGAATTTGACCAAGCTGGTATAGCTAATGTTGCATTACGTCTTAGCAGCTCTAAAGAATGGAATAGTTTTTCACAATTTTCTGCATATATTAAACAAGGTATAAAAGTTGAAAGACTAATAGATAATACAACTGGCCCAACTAATTTATTTCCTGAAATAGTTTATGCTTTATTAACTAATAAAAAATTTGGATTAGCTGATCTTATTGGTGTTCCATCTGTTGATAGAGAAAGAATGACTATTGCGGCTAAATTTTGTGAAGCTAATGGATTTTATTGGGATGGGGTCATTACTGATAAACAAAATATCAGAGAGTTTATATATCAAAATGCAATATTTAATTTATTAGATTTTACAATTCTTGGTGGTAAATTTTCGCTTTTTCCTTCCGTTCCATTTGATTCAAGTAATTTTACAATAATTAAAACCCAAATACCAACAGTTAGAGCGTTATTTACAGATGGTAATACACGAAATCTTAAAGTTAGCTTTTTATCTCCAGAAGAACGTCAAATTTTTATAGGTACTGTTTATTTTAGAAAAGAAGTACCAAATGGATTTCCTGAAACATTATCAAAAACTTTAACTATAGACACTGATGACGAAAATATTTTAGAAGAAAAATTCCCTGTAGAAGTGTTTGATATGTCTGACTTTTGTACTAGCGAAGAACACGCTGAAGCATTTTTAAAACACGCTTTGAAAATTAGAGAAAAAGTAGATCATGGTATAAAATTTGAAACCACACCACAAGCTGCATTAGGTTTAAAACCTGGTGATTACATAAGATTTATTTCAGAAGCTACACATACCAGTAGGTTTGAAAATGGTGTTATTTCTGCTGATGGGGTTGTACAGAGTGTTGGTAATAGCAGTTTAAGTGATGTAAATATTTATCATTGGAAGCCTGGAACGCAAGAAGTTGCAGAGGCTGTTTTAAATGTTGTAAATGGTAGAACTACTAATGCTAATTTATATGGATCTGTTTTTACAGTAAAACAAACAACTGAATCTAATAGATTATATAAAACTGAATCTATTACATATACAGATGAAGGGTTAATAGAAGTATCAGCAAGTCATGCACCTCTTTTATCTGACGGAACTCTTGCTACAATAAATTATATTGATACAGATTTTAGGTCTTTATAATGGCATCCGTAACATTATTTCCAACTATAAGACCCTCTTCTAGAACTTTTACACCTGGAAGGTATCCACAAACTGAATTTGTTGCACAGAATGGTGCTAAAACTGTTATTAGATACGGCAATAAACAAGTAGATGCAAAATTAACTTTAGGATTTACAAATATTACAGATTCAGAAGTAAATGAAATTTTAAACAAGTACGAAGAAGTAAATAGTGTGTACAATTTTATACATTTTCCATTAAATAGTGGTTTGGCTGGTATAAATGATTCGACTTTAAGAAGAACAGTTGGAGCGAGAGATCAATCTGATAATACTTTGTTAAGATATAGGTTTGATGGTCCTCCTACTGTTACAAGTGTCAGACCTGGCAGGTCAAATGTTCAATGTAAATTTGTCGCTTGCCTCGATGGGGATTAGAATGTATTTAAAATTAAATTAAAACAATGGCTGGCTTTTATTCTGGTAAAGAAGGAGAAATGTTTATAGATGGCACGAAAGTTGCCAAAGTCAGATCATTTTCATTTACATTTAATCAAGCAGTTCTTGAAACTGTTTCATTAGAAGATACCGATAGAACAATTATTCATGGAACTAGAAGCTATACAGGTAGTGCCAGTGTTTATTATTATCAAGATGTAGCTGGAGGTGGTGCTGGTCAACTTACTACTTTAATAAATCATATTATTAGAACTGGTAATAGTACAGGTCAAGGTGTTAATGCAGAAAGCATTGCTATGACTTTTAAGTTAAGAATAAAAGATGGATCTACTGCTGGTAGATTTATTGAATTTCAAGCAATACCAACAAATTTAAATATTACAAGTGCAGTTGGAGAAGTAACGGCAGCAGATATTAGTTTTGAAGTAAATGGAGCACCTATTGGCCTTGCTTTATAGATGTCTATATATTTTGGATCAACTGGTTTTATTGAATTAAAACGTGATGCTTTAAATTCTCAAATAGGAACTACTTTAGACCCTGCTGATGTAAATACAACTAAGAAAAGATTTTCTGTTGAAAATATAAATGGTTCACTAATCACAGGAGATCAAGTTGAAATAGAAACTGTAGATGGAAGTAATTTAGAATTATTGTCTGGTCATAGTTTTCCTGATCTTCGTAAATATATTCATATTGATGATATGGGTGGTATTAGGTTATATGACACCTTTGCTTCTTCATTAGCAGGTGAAACTACAGATGCACTTACATTAACAACACCATCTTCAACAAAAAATGTATTAATACGCACTAGAAATACTAGATTCAGACCTCTTGCGAAAATTACTGAATTTGAAATTACAACTACAAGAGACACAGTTGATGTTACTAATTTAGGGGAAGAATTTAGAAGGCAATATGAAAATGGTCTTATATCAGGACAGGGAACAATACAAACAATATGGCAACACAGAAATTTTCAAAATGATACGGCTGATTTTACAAGTCCAGAATTTCCTGTTTATTTAAGTCAATTATTGGTACGTATGCAACAAGGAGCAGATTTTGAAGGAAGATTTTATGTATATAACGATCCAACTCAAACTACAAACAGTGTTTGGTATCAATCAATGTGCGTTGTTACTAATGTAGCGATCAATGTACCTGCAAGTGGCTTGGTAGAGGCACGGATAGAATTTATAACTAATGGCGAGATAAGACTTCATAATGGAGTACCACCTTCATTCTTGTTATTAGAAAACAGTGATAAGATATTGCAAGAGGATGGAGATGGTATTTTACTTGAAGATCCTTAAAATAAGATTTATGATGTACTTAAAAGTGACTTGACATGGCTGATCTACAGATTACACAATTACCAGAATTAGGTTCAGCCCAACTGCAAGCAACAGATCCGATTGCAGTTGCTGATGTTAGTGCAACAGAAACAAAGAAAATAACTGCAAAAAACTTTGTACAAGGTGCTTTTGGGTTAGTAGATGCAGCATCAATACCAGCTACAGCACTTAGTTATCCTTTATCTGTAGGACAAATTGTTACTGCAACTCTTGCTGATAATGCCGTTACTAACGCAAAAATCACAGATACAACTATCACTGGAGCGAAATTAGCAAATGATACGATCACAGCTACGCAGATTGCAGCAAATGCCATTACTTCCAGTGAGCTTGCAGATAATGCTGTAGATACAGCAGCAATAACAAACTTAAATGTAACAACTGATAAGTTAGCAGCGACATCTGTAACAACTGCAAAGATAGCTGATAGTGCTGTTACTTTTGCTAAAACAAACTTTAGCGATGGCGATATTCCTGGTGCAAAACTTACTGCTGCTTCTGTTACTGCAACTCAACTTGCTACTAATTCTGTAACTGCAACTGAGTTAGCGGACAATGCAGTAGATACTGCTGCTATTGCCAGCGCTGCTATTACAGGAGCAAAGATTGCTTCTGATACGATTACTTCTGGTCATATAGCTGCTAATGCTATTGGATCGTCTGAACTTGCTGATAACGCAGTAGATAGTGGAGCTATTGCATCTAATGCTGTTACGACTGCTAAAATTTTAGATTTAAATGTAACCACAGGAAAGTTAAATAACAATGCTGTTACCGCTGCCAAAATTGCTGATAATACAATAACTGCTGCACAAATAGCGGCTAATGCAGTTGGTTCTAGTGAATTAGCTGATAATGCTGTTGATACCGCTGCTATAGCTAACTCTGCTGTTACTGACGGTAAAATCTCAGGTGTCTCAGGTACAAAAATAACAGATGCGACAATTACAGCAGCTAAATTAAATACAGCAAACATTGATCGGTCATTAAATGTAGCATCAGGTAATTTAGGAATAAATAATGCAGTGACAGGTGGAGCTTCTGCAAGAAATGGAATTACATATAATGCACAAGGATTAATAACATCTACAGCAGCATTAGTTGCAAGTGACATACCAGAAGCAACAGCATCAGCTGTTGGAGGCGTAAGCGTACCATCAACAGGTGGTTTGACTGTAGCAAATACAGGTGCTTTATCTATAAATAATACTGTTACTGGTACAACAACATCAGGCATTACTTTTAATAATCAAGGTTTAATAACAGCAACAACTGCACTTGTTGGATCTGATCTACCTGCTGCTACTGCAACTGCTCTTGGTGCTATTACAATTCCATCAGGTTCTGCTCCTTTAACCATATCTGGTTCTGGAGTTTTATCTATAGCAACATCGGGTGTAACAGCAGGTACACATACAAAAGTTACTGTTAATAGTCAAGGTTTTGTTACTGCTGGTACAACTTTAGCTGCTGGCGATATTCCTGATTTGACTACAGCAAAAATTACAACTGGTACGTTTGGTACAGACTTTGTAGCCAATGATGCAATCACTATGGATAAGTTGGCAAACTTATCTACTGGATTTATACAGGAAGCATCGCCTGACATATCTGACTTACCAACTGGTGTGTTTTGGTTACAGGAATCTACAGGCCAGTTAAGAATATTTAACGGTAACAGCTTCTTTTCTGTTGGTTTTGGAAGATTATCAGAAGAAAACCTTAGATTCTGCGGAACATTTAACGCAACAAATGGTTTAATAGTCACTCTTACAAGTTTTGGAGTTTCAGCAGGTTTTAGTGTTGGCAATGCAATTCCAGCAGGTACAGCAGCATTAACTGGTGCTTACTTTGTTTGCATTACACCTGGAAATGGAACGGCAGTTGTACCAAGCACAAGTTTTGATGCAGGTGATTGGTGTTTATGTATGGGCTTAAATGACTGGGATAGAATTGATACTTTATCTGGACCTGGTAGTGTGTCTAGTTTGAATGATTTATCTGACGTTACTATTAGCAGCCCAACAACAGGTCAGATATTAGTAATGCAAGC